GAAACGTAAAACGCTTGCCCTCGTCAATAATCGCTATCTCTCCACTAGCGAGTCGGGCCATAATTAAATGGCCGTGTCGGTGATAACTACAGCAGAGGTAGTATTGCCATCAATAGTGATGGTTACAGCGCCGTCAGAAGGCATATCAATATTCCAGCTTGATGGTAAGACGTCCATAACATACTCACGGTTAGTCGGCACAGCAGCAGAGACAGGGCGCGTTAGGCGAACGGTCAATGTGCGATCTGCTTCTGATTGTGTTGAAGGATCATTTAAGAACAATTCAAGCGCATCAATATTGGCAGCACGCGCAACATCTTTACCCGTGTAGACAGCAAAATTAAGCGTCTGACCGATAAATGTTTCTAAGAATTCACGCATGTTATTTGGTGAATCATCAGCAGTAACATCGATGCTATCCATTGTTGTGTTTAGTGCTTTAGACGTACAACGCCCAGCGACTAAGAAAGTACTAGCAGCAGCGCCATAGCCGAACTCTAATACCGTGTCTTTACCTGCGAAAGTGTCTGACATTTTAATTTACCTCATTTCTATCAGTTTCGGCGATGGCATTGAGTATGCACATTGGTCGCCCGTCTTTAGTTTGTGTCGTCATTATACCGCCCATTACATCGAAATGATATATTGGCACGTTAATTGCTGAGTTTTTTGGGTAGGCGATTAGCAGAGATTTTAGCTCTTGAATTAGCGCCATTGGTTTGGCTGCATTGTCAGTGCTATTACCGATCGCCATGATTTCAATCGGCTGACCCTCAACGTAAATAGAATTACTGCCGCCACCTGTACCGCGAATAAATAAAACGCGACTAGAGCCATCATCTTTCCATAAGTCGAGCTGATATTTCCAGTCGCTAGTGTTAATGCTGGAATCTTCAATAATCATCCGAACTTGCCTTGATACCGCTATTTGTGTCATATTTTGTACCCGTCAATAATTATCTGTCTAAGTTCTGGTAGGTTTTCTTCAAAGCCTTTATATAAAAAAGCATCCTCAGCGCCCAGTCTCTGCCAGTTCTTTGGGCCGCCATCGTGTACATATTTAGCGTAATCAGCAAAGAATAGTGCATAGCCCTGCAATCCATTAGCTGTTTCATTTACGCTTACTGAGCGGTTATTAATCAAGTTTGACGTATCACCAACAGGCGTAATTAATACAGCGTGATTCATGCCAGTATTAAGAACGGTTAGCATGGTCTTTTTTGATATATTACCCGCAATATTATTCAGCGTGGATTTAATCCGCCTATTGACCTGATCCATCCCTTTAACTGGCATTAGACAAGCACCGTAATATCATCACCACCAAGTCGACCAATGTTTTGTTGAGCGCGAACAGCTCGAATTCGCTTGGCATTGGCAGTAGGCGTTAAATCAGTAAAGGCACCTAGAGCACAAAACCAGTCGCGCTCAATTTGCCCAAGCGTAGCAGTCACATAATAAGTAAATTCAGGCACAAATTCGTTGCCACTATCGTCTTTCATTACTTTAGGCTTCTGGTCATACTCACAGCCAACTGTAAAAGGTGTTCCGTATGTAGCCTCAGAATAGCCGTCAGACTCAGCAGTGACAGGCCAAACTGTCAGCGTATTGGTTTGAAATCGACTCGATACGCGGCTCATTATTGACCACCTGCGCCGAAGTAAATATCTGGCTCATTTGATTTAATAACGGATTGAATACAGCCGAATGAGTCAATAGCTTTTAATTGAGATAATATACCTTGCGAATCGCTCTCATAATCAACACGAGAGCCGTTAGCAGATTGTTCGCTTGATACAGTGCCATAGGTTGATTCTATAATAACTCCAACACCTAGAAGTTTTAGCGCGGTCTGAATGGCATCTGGTACTGAGTTTGCGTCAAGGCAGTCGTCAGCATTGTCAACAGTTGCGATAAACGCGTTAAGCATTGTGTCGCTAGATTGATTTTGCGGGTATTCAGCGCGAACGTCTGAGAGAGTAATTGTGACAGCCATTATTTAAGCCCCAGATAGATGAGTGTAGCGGTTAATCCCACGCCACCGATGATTTTTAACGCTACCGACCAGATACTGTCGATTTTCAGCGAGTTAGTGTTCTGATTTAGTTCGATTGAGTGAATTTGCTTGTCATGCTGATCAAGCCGTTTATCTTGTCGCGCATCAATCTTTTCTTGATTAGTATGCCGCTCTTGAGCAAGTATCATGTGCTGAATTAAAGAATCTATTTTCTCTCCCAGTCCAGTGAATACACTGATTGCTGACTTCATTTCTGTCATGTCTTCCTCAAGTTTTCTAATAGGGTCTGTCACGTCAACTCCGTGTGGCATAATTATTGCTTATAAATTAAATCTATTCTAAAGGTTATGTTAGTTGTTGACAATCTAAAAGAATCGCGTATTGTGGTTTGAAATTAATTAGGAGAGTGATTATGAAAAACATCGAAGGTGCATTTGGTCAAATTGGAAACTCTACGGATTGGGTTAATGGTCGATTATTTAAGACAACAAAAAAAGAAGGGGCGGCCATTCATGGTTTTGATGATTGCGAGGCAATGGAGGTTGTGGCAGATCAGCGAGGTCATAAGATAAAAGATACGGCAATTACCACTCGCGGTGAATGGGTTTACTCAATATGAGCCACTTTTCAGAAGAAATGCCTTATGCGATTTATTCAGAAGCCGAACTAAAGCAGAAGCGCGAAGTTGCAGAGTCCCTGCCTGATAAGATGGCTGAGTATCTTGCAAAAGGCGGAAGTATTTATACGGCTGTACACGGTGAAACCCACGACAAATACGTGATGGGGCATTGTGCAACACCGAACAATAAGAAGTCAGACAAGAAGGTTCGCGTCGAAATATCAATCAATGCTGAATCGTCAGAACGGTTTAGCAGATTACGGGAGATGAAAAAATGAGCGAAGTATATAAAGACCAATTCACCCCACAAAAACAGGACTTAGCCGGCCCTATATTTCTAAATGGAATATGTGATAACCCGCAATGCAAGGAGGATTTACAAGCCATAAGCGACGCATCGTTCGTCTATGACCTGTATTTTGCACAAAATGGCATTATTTGCGGTGCTCCGAAGAATTCGCCCAATTAAACGAACCAGTAACGACGCCAACGGCCACAGATAGGGCGCTGAATACAGTAGCGTCCAACTGTAGGCCGAAAGCAATGCCGCCAACGTACAATATGCCAATTAATATAAGAGTGCTAAGCGACTGCCTAAGTGCTCTTACTTTCCTGTTTCCGTACTCCATTAATTAACAGCCCCATTCGTATTTTGCCACGTCACTTAACAACATTGCCCACTCCAAATTATAGACATAAAAAAAGGCGCAATTTAGCGCCTTCTTAGATTAGGCAGATTATGCCTTTTTCGAAGGGGTTGAGCCTTCTAGTTTTTTCTCGCTCAGCTTAGGCTTTGCAGCTTCAACAACGCTAACCAAATTGATGTATTTTGCAGGGATTACATCGCCTTTGATCTCGATGGTTTCGCCCTTTTCTACGCCTTCAATTTTGGCGCTTTCAACTAACAATTTCATACTTTCTCCTTAATTGGGGCGCTATGTAAGCCGCCCCGCCTGGTTAGATAGAGCTAACAGCAATACCACATTCATCGTTAGCAGTGAACTTAATCTCTAAGCTCGCAGCCGCCAAAGTGCGGAAGTTGTAGTCATCTTCTGGGTTAGCACGGAACTGAGAGCGAGTCGTGATTGGCATACCAGAAAGCACTTGTACTGTGCGCTTGTCTTTGATCACAGCGATTAACTGAGATGCCAACACTTTAGAGGCGCCAATAACTTCACGAACACCAGCCATACCTAAAACAACATCAGCAATGGTTTTGCCGTCTGAGTTGGTAGGTGATGCCAAGGTGCTAGACGCGTAGAACCAGTCATCGTCATTAACGAAGATAGTTGCAGGAGTCTTGAAGTTGTCACCGCGTAATAGTTGAACAGTCGCTTTAACTTCTGCTTCCCATTGTGCAGCAGTAGCACCATTTAACGCTTGACCAGTTGTACGAGTGTTGCGCTTAGGGTGAGTACGCAAGCCGTAAAGCGGTGCGCCATTCACTACGATGCGAGTATCGCCATCCAGTGCCAAGTCTTCAAGAGCGTTTGCTACCTTATCAACAGCATTCATGGATGCAGCAGAATCAAGCTGCACGCCTTCAGTCTGAGCAGCCATCACTTCACGCCAGCCGAAACCGAAAGAAGAATCGATGATTGGAACTGGTGTACCGTGGTGCTCCATCACTGGCTGATCCAGCTTTGCAGATGATTTGCCATCTAGCGAGATATTAACCGAACCAGAATCGCTAACAGTCTGGAAGTGGTGCATGATCTTGCCAATAGGCAAAGGCATAGTATTCTGTGCAAGAGTGCTAAATACTGTTAGTACTTCGCGGCCAACTTCTAGCGCGTCCTTATCCCAAACACCCCAAGCGTCACGAGGAATTGGAGAGGCGTTACCCTCCATAACTTCGCCGCCGTGGTTGGCAAGCATGATGTCATGCTGCTTAGCGTGAGCATTACGCAGCTTTACAACGTGCTCTTTTTGGGCCTTGGAACCCATTTTATTTACTGTAAAAGTCATTTCTAGTTCCTTTTAAACTGTGTAAGGTGCAGCGATAACTACATCAGCTAAATCGCCAGCCGATAATGTAGCACCAGCTTGATCAAAATAAGCAACAACCAGATCACCAGAAGCAGCAGCGTCTAAGCGACCAGCAGCGCCAGCGGTTAGTTTTTGGCCGAACGTGTAAGTACCTGCGGCTAATTCAACTTGATATTCTTGCTCAGGTTCAATTCGATATGCCTGCGCAGTATCACCAGAAGCAATAGCGGTATCAATATCACCACCAAGAAAGCCAAGGTTATCCAGAATGAACAAACGAGCACCAGTTGCAGGGGTAGCAGCAACATTTGACAGTACACCGAAAGAATTAGATGTTTTATCTACCGTAGCTCCTAGCCCT